TCATTTAATTGGAATATGTTTCACAGAAGAAGGTTATACGCTAGAGGAGAGCAACCTATTCAAAAATACAAAGACGAATTATCTATTAATGGGGATTTATCATATTTAAACTTAGATTGGTCAATTGTACCAGTTATACCTAAGTTTGTGGATATAGTGGTAAACGGAATGTCAGACAAAATATATGACATTAAAGCATTTGCACAAGATCCAGCATCAAGAAAGAAAAGAACAGACTACGCTACAAGGATACACAAAGATATTAAAACTAGAGAATATCTTCAAAATGTAGAAGCTTCTTTAGGATTAAATGTTTCTGAAACACAGCGAATGAAAAACGTTCCTGAAAGCGAACAAGAATTAGAAATACACATGCAATTAGATTATAAACAATCTATAGAACTTGCGGAAGAAGAATTAATTTCTAATACATTATCTAAAAACAAGTTTGAATTAACCAAAAGAAGATTTAATAGAGATTTAGTAACTTTAGGAATAGGTGCAGTAAAAACAAATTGGAATAGGTCTGAGGGAATTACAGTAGATTATGTTGATCCCGCTTGTTTAGTATGGTCGTATACAGAAGATCCTAACTTTGAAGATATTTACTACGTAGGAGAAGTAAAAAATCTATCTTTACCAGAACTTAGAAAAGAATTTCCAGATATAAGTTTAGAGGAATTAGAAGAAATACAAAAATTCCCTGGAACAACAAATTATGTAAGAAATTGGGAAGGACAAAACAATAATAACACAGTTCAAGTACTTTACTTTGAATATAAAACTTATGCAGATCAAGTATTTAAAGTAAAAAACACAGATAACGGATTAGAAAAAACAATTGAAAAACCTTCAGATTTTAATCCACCACCAAATGATAACTTTAAAAGAGTAAGTAGATCAATTGAAGTATTATATCATGGTGTAAAAATACTTGGTCATCCAATTTTATTAAGATGGGAAGTTGCTGAAAATATGACTAGACCATTTTCTAATACTTGTAAAGTTAAAATGAACTATCAGATATGTGCTCCTAATTTATATAAAGGAAGAATAGAATCTTTAGTTCATAGAATGATGGGATTTGCCGATATGATACAGTTAACATCGTTGAAATTACAACAAGTATTGTCTAGAACTGTTCCAGATGGAGTATTTGTAGATGTAGATGGTTTAGCAGAGGTAGATTTAGGTAATGGAACTAATTATAATCCGGCAGAAGCCTTAAATATGTACTTCCAAACGGGATCTATCGTTGGTAGATCTATGACACAGGATGGAGATTTAAATCATGGAAAAGTACCTATTCAGGAGTTAAACAGTTCTAGTGGGTTACAGAAAATCCAAGCTCTTATTCAAACATATGAGTACTACTTAAAAATGATAAGAGATGTAACCGGTTTAAATGAAGCTAGAGATGGTACTATGCCAGATAAAGATGCTTTAGTTGGATTACAAAAATTAGCTGCGGCACAATCTAATGTAGCTACAAGACATATATTACAAGCTAGTTTATTTTTAACTCTTAGAGCTTGCGAAAATATTTGTTTAAGAGTTGCTGATAGTATTCAATTTGATTTATTAAAAGAATCTTTAATAAGTAGTATAAGTTTATACAACGTTGAGACTTTAGCAGAAATTGAAAATATTCACAATTGTGATTTTGGTTTATATCTCGAACTAGAACCAGATGAAGAAGACAAAGCATTATTAGAACAAAACATTCAAATGGCTTTACAGCAACAAACTATAACTTTGTCTGATGCTATAGATATAAGAGATGTACATAATTTAACTTTAGCAAATCAACTACTTAAACTTAGACAAAAACAAAAAGCGGAAGAAGATCAAAAACGTCAACAACAAATGATGGAAGCTCAAGCTCAAGCTAATGCAAAAGCTGCTGAACAAGCAGCTATGGCAGAAGTACAAAAGAAACAAGCTTTAGCTCAAACAGAATTACAAATAGAGCAAGGTAAAAGTCAGTTTGATCTTCAAAAAATACAAACAGAAGGAGAAATTAAAAAACAATTAATGACTATGCAATTTGAGTTTGATAAGCAATTAAAAGCTATGGAAATTCAACAAATGCAACAAAAGGAAGCTGATATTGAAAACAGAAAAGATAAAAGAACTCAAATGCAAGCTAGTCAACAAAGTCAACTAATAGAACAAAGAAGAAACAACTCTTTACCCATTAATTTTGAAGTTGCAGATGAAAATGACATATTAGCGGGAAACGAGGGTAATGTTCAACAAATGAACATGCAATAATTATATAATATCATATCATGGAAGAAAAAGCACCAGTTAGAGAAGAACCTGTAGTAGATACTAAGGTTGAGTCTCTTAAAATAAAAAACAAACCTAAACCTAAAAAGTTAGCTAGTACTAGCAAAGAACCAGCTAAAATTGATTTAAACAAAAAAGAAGAAAATGCCGTTCAAGAGCAAGAATCAAAGAAAGAAGTGTTACAGTCTACTGAGCAAAGCAAGGAGACAGGGGAAAAGACCGAAGTGGGATTGCAAGAAATGGGATCGACACACAAAGAGCCTGAAAAGCCTACCGAAGAGAAAGAAGAAGAAGTAACGGTTATAAATGGTAATAAAAATATTGACACTAAAAGTGTAGAAGAAAATTTAAAAAATCAGCAAAAATATGAAGTACCAGAAAACTTAGACAAGTTGGTTAACTTCATGAAAGATACAGGTGGTACGGTAGAAGACTACGTAAGATTAAATGCTGATTATAGTACGGTAGATGATACGATGCTATTAAAAGAATATTACAAACAAAGTAAACCTTATTTAGAAAAAGACGAAATAGAACTTCAATTAGAAGATCGATTTGGTTATGATGAGGATTACGATGATGAAAAAACTGTTCGCAGGAAAAAACTTGCGATGAAAGAAGAAATTGCAAAAGCCAAAAACTTTTTAGAGGAAACAAAAAGTAAGTACTACGATGAGATCAAGTTGAGACCAAGTACTACTCAGGAACAACAAAAAGCTATGGATTTTTTCAATAGATACAACGATAGACAACAGATAGCTCAAAAACAACATGAGGAGTTTAAAAAAGATACTAACCGATATTTCAACGAATTCAAAGGTTTTGATTTTAATATAGGTGAAAAGAAGTTTAAGTATCAAATAGGTAATCCCTCAGAAGTTGCCAACAAGCAATCAGACATACAAGATTTTGTTAAGACGTTCTTAAACGAAGATGGTACTGTTAACGATTACGATGGATATCACAAAGCTATTTATGCTGCCAGAAATATTGATACAATTGCTAAACATTTTTACGACCAAGGTATAACCGATGCGACTAAGAATGTTATAGCTAGTTCCAAAAACATAAATAAAGAAGCTAGACCCTCGGGTAGAGAAGAAGATTTAACGTTAGGTGGAATGAAAATTAAAGCAGTAACTGGCATAGATAGTTCTAAGTTGAAAATAAAAAGAAAACGATAACTAAAATTTAAAAAATGGCGTTTACTAGTATGCATGCGGGATTGCAACCTTATTCCGAGCAGGTAGCATTATCAACAAATTATCTTCAGTGGACTGACGCTGCTGGAGCAGATTTTGCTGATTTTGCACAACAATATTTACCTGAATTATACGAACAAGAAGTTGAGAGATTTGGTAATAGAACCATCTCTGGTTTCTTAAGAATGGTCGGGGCAGAAATGCCAATGACCTCAGATCAAGTAATCTGGTCTGAACAAAATAGATTACATATTGCTTATGATGCAGCTGCTCAAGATGCTGTTACTGATGGCACGATTGCATTAAATGCTCCTGCTGGAGAAAATGTAATTAGAGTTAACCAAACTGTAGTTATTTATGATCCTGCTTCAGGCATTACTTTAAAAGGTATTGTTACTGACACAGGGTATGATTATGGACAAACTCCAGCTCCAGCTGTAGGTGCAGATGAAATTCAAGTAGCTCTTTATAGTGGTAACACTTTTGTAGCTGAAGGAATTGCTTTAGGTACAGGTGGTTTAAGACTATTCGTTTATGGTTCAGATTTCGCTAAAGGAACTGAAGGCATGGGCGGTGGAGTTACTCCAAACTTTACACAGTTCAATAACAAACCAATGATCATTAAAGATCAGTATGAAGTTAACGGTTCTGACACAGCTCAAATTGGTTGGGTTGAGGTTTCAACTGAAGACGGAGGTACTGGATTTTTATGGTACATGAAAGCCGAATCTGAAACTCGTTTGAGATATGAAGATTACTTAGAAATGGCTGTTGTTGAAGGTGAACTTGCTGCTGCAGCTTCAGCTGCTCTTGCTCAAGGTGGCGGAGGTACTCAAGGTATGTTCGATGCTATTGAACAAAGAGGTAATGTTTACGCTGGATTTGCTGGTGCTGCTGCTCCTGGAGCTGGTGCATTAGGTGATTTCGATCAAATCCTACAGCAATTAGACAAGCAAGGTGCTATTGAAGAAAACATGCTTTTCTTAGATAGAGCTACTGCTCTTGATTTTGACGATATGATCGGTGCTCAAGCTGGTGGAGGTTATTCTTCAGTTGCTTCAGCTTCTTACGGTCTATTTGACAATGCAGAGGAAATGGCATTAAACTTTGGATTTTCTGGGTTTAGAAGAGGTTCTTATGACTTCTACAAAACTGATTGGAAATACTTAAACGATGCTTCTACTAGAGGAATGGTTGATAACATCAAAGGTGTTATGGTTCCAGCTGGTACTTCAACTGTGTATGATCAAATGCTTGGTCAAAACATCAGAAGACCTTTCTTACACGTAAGATATAGAGCTTCAGAAACTGATGATAGAAGAATGAAATCTTGGATCACTGGTTCTGTTGGTGGAGCTTACACATCTTCTTTAGATGCAATGCAAGTTCACTATCTTTCTGAAAGATGTCTATGTGTTCAAGCAGCTAATAACTTCGTATTATTTACGGCTTAATAATTATTAACATTTAAAAAATATAAAGTTATGGCACTTATAAAATTCCAAACAACAGACGCTGCAGAATCTGATATAATCGTGGACATTGATGTTCCGGTTATTCTTTCATCTGTTGCAGTTGACAGAGGTACAATAGCAGCTTCAGATTCTACTGGAGCTTCTACACTAGAAATCGAATGGGGAACCAATTGGGCTAGTGTTGCTGAAGCAACAGCATTGATGACGGAAATGTTAAATGATGCTATTGAAGCAGCAGTTGCAGATCCTTATCATATTCCAGTACTTTCAGAAATATGCAAACCAGGTGGGTATTTAGAGCCAGATGAATGTAAATCATTCACTGCTTATACTTACACTAGTTAAATTTCACTATTAAGACCCCTTTAATTAGGGGTCTTTTTTAACTTTTTAATTATATTATATTATGTCAGAAGAAAACTCAAATTGGGAGATTAAAGATAGGAATTATTATTTACTACATGGTAAATCACCTATAACTTACACTCTTCCATCTAAACATACAACTAGATTTCCTCTTTTATGGTTTGATCAAGAATCAGGGATACAAAGAGAAATTAGATATGCTACAAATCAACAGTCAGTTTTTGTTGATGAGCAACAAGGTCCATGTACTATGGAACATATTGTGTTTAAAGATGGTACACTTACAGTACCTGCTCGTAAACAAGCACTACAGAAGCTTTTATCTTTATATCACCCTCACTTAGGGAAAAGATATTCTGAAGTAAACATTCAGAAAATTGCAACTGATGATTTAGAAGATTTAGATTTAGAAATTGATGCAGTAGTTGCTGCAAGAAGTTTAGATATTGAACACATGGAAGCTATTTTAAGAGTAGAAGAAGGTTCAAGTGTATCTAAAATGAGTTCTAAAGAAATAAAGAGAGATGTGATTTTGTTCGCAAAACGCAACCCTGTTTTATTTCTAACATTGTTAAACGATGAAAACGTTGAATTAAGAAACTTTGGAATCAAAGCTCAAGAAGCAGGTATTATTAAATTATCTCAAGACCAAAGAACTTTTAAATGGGGTTCTAATGGAAGAAAGTTAATGACTATACCGTTTGATGAAAATCCTTATTCAGCTTTAGCAGCTTGGTTTAAAACAGACGAAGGTGTAGAAGTCTATAAAACAATAGAGAAAAAACTCAAATAACAAGTGATTATAATTAAGGCGGCACATTCGCCGCCTTTTTTAATATAAAAATATTACAATGGCAGTAAGTATAGATGATGTATATAAAACAGTACTGTTGATTTTAAATAAAGAACAAAGAGGATATATCACACCACCTGAGTTTAATAAATTAAGTCAACAAGTTCAATTAGAAATATTTGAAAAATATTTTGAAGACTTTAACCAACAGTTCCGTGTTCCACAAAACAATAGTGAGTATGGAAACAGATTAGACAATCTTGACGAAAAGATGTCTCTATTTAAAGACGATATTGCATTAAACTTTATAAACTTATTTCCAGCTACATCTTACTGGACGACTCCAAGTAGTATATACTTTATTGGAGATTTGTATTTTCAAAACGAAACTACAGGTAGATCTTACCTAATAGAACGTGTAGATCCAGGAGAAGCAATTCTTCGGAATAATTCTAATTACACGAGACCCACAGCTATTCATCCTATTTATACGCAACAAGCAGGTTTTACTGGTAACGTAACACGAATTAATTTGTATGGACCTAATCCAAATACTTTTAATTTAAATTCTATACGTGCTATTTGTATTAGAAAACCCAACGCTCCAATATGGGGT